TGACGTGGTTCCCGGGCTGAGGGCTCAGGGTCACTACGTTGGGAGTCATAGCTACTCGCACGCTCGACTGACCACACTGGAAGACGACGAGCTGGTTCATGAGATTTCGGACGGAGTTGCATGTAATGCTCTCCGCCCGCCGTACAGTGCATGGGACGCGCGAGTCTATCAAAGGGCACTCGATCTTGGGTACACGCTCAAGCTCTGGACGATATCGACCGGCGATTGGCATGAGGACGAAAACGGCTTCCGTTCAGTCGAGTTGATACGACAGGCTGTCAAGGAAGCGCCGGAGGACAGGAAGGCCAACGGCGTAATCATAGGGCACTTGCAGACCAACTACCCTGCCGCGATTCCTGGGATCATAGATGACATGCGAGCAGAGGGCAGGTCGTTCTATCCAAACAGGGGGCCGGTGGGGGCAGACTTCCCGGCGGAGTTCGTATGAGGATCATCGTTGCCTGTGCTGGACCTCAGACCAAATGGGGTTACTACATGGGCATTCGTAGCCACTTCGTTCAGACTGGTCCGCAGCGTGAGCCGTTGCTGAACAGGACGATACGGCAGGTTGGCGCTTGCTCTGACGACATACACATAACGTGCCCCCTGGGTGAGGCTCGCTACTACAGTCGCCCGGGGTGTGTAACCCATGAGGTCACTGGAAAGAGTGAGTTTGACTCAACTCGCGCCCTGTGGAACGAGAGCGGCCCCACGGCGCTGATGCTCGGCGACGTGTTCTTTTCCGACCTCGCCATTAGGAAGATCTTCGGCCTGGCAACTCAGCGTCGATACATGGCGTTTGGTCGCCACGGCGGCTCAAAGGTAACAGGGACGCCGTACGGTGAGCTGTTTGCTCATACCTTCTGGCCAGAGCAAATCCCAATGCTTGACGAACACTTGCAGATAGTCGAGCGTGCGCGCGTCGAGCAGAACATCTTGCGCCCGCACGGATGGATGTTGCTGCGCAGCATTCAAGGCGACAGGCTGAATCGGCACATCGTGCGCGCCAAATACTTCCAGGAAATCAACGACTGGACGGATGACATCGACTTCCCGGAAGATTATCACCGGCATCCCGCGACGAGGTACAACGTATGAGCGTATCCGTGTTGGTTCCGTACAGGCCAGCGGTTGCACGTGAAGCCAACTGGCAATTTCTTAAGCAACTTTGGCGTAGCTACTATCCGGACTGGCAGGTAGTTGAGGCTGACTGCCCCGGCGATGACTGGTGCAAGGCGGAAGCCGTTGACGAATGCCTCAAGGTAGCAACGGGAAATATCATCGTCATGGCTGATGCCGACGTGTGGTGTTGGGGAGTCGGCGATGCGGTAACGCAAGTCGCTTCGTCAACGTCTTCCCACAAGTGGGCAGTTCCTCACCTAGCCGTGCACAGGCTCACTAGGGGAGCTACTGAGTTCGTACGCACGCGCGGCGAGTTGTTCCCGGATGATCAGTTCGAGGAACACCCGTACAAGGGCGTCGTTGGTGGTGGCATGTTCGTCATGGAGCGAGACGCTTACGTAGAAGCTCCCTTGGATCGCAGGTTCAGGGGTTGGGGGCAAGAGGACGAGTCGGCAGGCATGGCCTGGACGACCTTGTACGGCTTGCCTTGGAGGGGAGTTGAACCCCTCTGGCACATGTGGCACGAACCGATGTCGCGCATGAACCGATCGACTGGTTCATCCGAGAGCCGCGCGCTGTGGCAACAGTACAGGCGCGCACTTAGAAACCGATCGGCCATGCGAACGCTGATCGCGGAAGGGAAGAAGCATGGGACTTCTGATAGCAGCTAAGACGGCATTTGTGCATTTCAAGGGCGAGAAGATCAAGATCGTCAAAGATGTGACGATCGCCCGCGAGGCTCATGAGATCGTGGCCGCAACAGAGGGTCTGTGGAGGCGACTTGAGGTGCACTTTGATGTGCCTCGCCCCGTCAAGGCTGCCCCGCCTGCACCCAAGCAGCCTGCGCCTAAGCCGGAACCGGCGCCCGCTCCGGAGAAGCCTAAGGAGGACTAATGGCGATCGGAGATCCGTACATACTCCTTGAGGAATTCAAGGACTATATGAAGATGACCGGCAGTTCGCAGGATGACGACAAGCTGCAAAACGCTATGCAAGACGCGTCTGTTGGCATCAACGGATTCTGCAACCGCCAGTTCAACAAGACTTCTACGGCATCGCTTCGCAAGTACAACCTGGTGGCCGACAACCTGGCAGTAGTGGACGACTTTTGGACCACTGATGACCTAGTTGTCACGCTTGACGGAAACACCCTAGTTGAGGACGAGGACTTTGAACTTCGCCCACTGAATGGGGTGGTTGACGGCGAGCCAGGCTGGCCGTTCTGGCGGATCAAACTGCTGGGATACCGGTGGCCCCGGAGGTGCTACAACTCTGGTGCGCGCCTGAAGGTTACGGCACAATGGGGTTGGACTTCGGTTCCCGCTGGGGTGAAGCAGGCTTGTTTCATCATGGCGGCAGAGACTTTCCAGCTCAAGGACGCTCCGCTTGGGGTGGCCGGTGCTGATTCCTTCGGAACTGTCATGAGGGTTCGCAACAACCCCATGGCAAGTGCGAAGTTGGGTCGGTACGTGCGAGACAAGGTGTTGGTCGGATGACAGAGCCGCCTACGTTGGCAGAGATACGGCAAGCTCTTGTGGATACCGTCAAGGCGAACATCGCCAGCGAGGTATACGCCTACAAGAATATTCCGGATGCTACGCAGACTCCTGCCATCATCTCAAGGCCCTTGTCCAGTAAGTACGTTGTGAACATGGGAGAGGACGCAACATACGAATTTCAGCTTGTTGTCCTCGTGTCTCGCAACGACACGGACCGAGGCCAGACCGAACTAGACAAGTTCGTAAGCCACTTCGGTCCTGACAGCATCTCGCACGCCATCAATCACAACAGTGACTTGGGGCTCGGCGATGCGGTAACCGCCCTGTGTTACGCCATGGATGGATATGGCGGCTCTTACGACACGAACAAGGTTCCGCATATCGGTGCGATTCTCAAGGTAAGGGTGGAGGCTGACCCCTGATGCGTTACAAGGTAATCGCCGAAAGGCACAAGGTTTTCCGGAAGTCGTTCGGAGAGTATTTCGAGCGTAACCTTCCGGAGGCGCAAGAGCGCCATCTCATCGGGGGTGGATTCATTATCCGCGCTCCCAAAGAAGACAGGCCGGTTCCAACTCCGCTCGAAGAGCCGCCAGTTGAGGAACCCGCCACGCAAGTAGAGGAAACCAGCGAAGCGTCTGAACAGGACGCGGAAAACGAACCCCGAGGGGATGAGTAATGTCTAAGAAGCTTATTCTGCGTGACTGCTACATTGAGGTCAACGGCGTTGACCTGTCCGACCACTGCTCGGCAGTCACTATCACCCTGTCCAAGGACGACATCGACACCACCAACTTTTCCGGTGGTGGCCGCGAGCACCAGCACGGTCTGAAGGATGACACCTTCGAGATCACGTTGCAGCAGGACTTCAACGCCGCGTCGGTGGACTCCGTTCTCTTCCCGCTCTACGACCAGGAAGACGAGTTCTACATCTACGTCCTTCCGACGCAGAGCCTCCCTGTCGGAACCACCAACCCGTCGTACAGCGCGACTTGCCTCCTTCTGGAGTACAGCCCGCTCGACGGCGCGGTCGGCAAGCTGTCCGACACCAAGGTCAAGTTCGTCACTCAGCGGGACGGCATCACCCGCTCCGAGACTTCCTGACCTTCCACTAACAGGCTGGGCGGGGTCGCGGGTCCCCGTCCAGCCGCTCAACCCGTAACCCGCGTCGCATCGAAAGGAAACCCGCGAAATGGCTTTGCTCAACAAGGACTTGATCCTTGCCGCTGATGACCTCCAGACCGTTGACGTCGATGTCCCCGAGTGGGGCGGCTCTGTCCGACTGCGCACCCTTACGGGCGGCGAGCGCGACAAGTTCGAGTCCGACATGATCGACCAGCGCGGTAAGTCCAACAAGATGAACCTTGTTAACCTGCGCGCTCGCCTTGTCGCCCTGTGCGCCATTGACGAGGGTGGCAAGCGCATGTTCGGCGACAACGAGGTGACCAAGCTCGGTGCCAAGTCGGCGGCCGTGCTTGACCGGTTGTTCCAGGCGGCTCAGGAACTCAACGGCATGACGCAGAAGGATGTCGAGGAGCTGACCGAGGGTTTCGAGGACGACCAGACCGAGTAATGGTGTTCCGGCTAGCCCTCGCGTGGGGTTGCTCTCCGCGCGAGGTGCTAGCT